GACAATGTCCTCGTGATTAAAACGGTGCAAATCGCGCCAGTTCGAACGATGATGTGTGCGCTAAAGGAAATCCTGATTGAGACCAATATTACGTTTCAAAAGGACGGGATTCGTATTATTAATATGGATAAATCTCACACGATGTTGGCGCATATGTTCTTGGAAGCTGTGAATTTCGAACTCTACGAATGCGCCCTCGATAAAATCATTATTGGCGTGAATATGTTTCATTTGTTCAAGTTGATCAACTCGATCGACAATGACGATACACTCACCATTTACATTGAGAAGAAGGACTATAATGATGGTGTTGTGTCCTACCTCGGTCTTAAATTCGAGAACGGCGATATCAAGCAATGCAAGACGCAAAAACTGCGATTGATCGAACCTGATCCAGAGGATCTCGTTGAACCCCAGGTTGCATTTTCTAGTGTGATTAACCTCCCGTCGAGTGATTTCCAGAAGATTATTCGCGATTTGTCGTGTATATCCGAGAAACTAGAGATTAAATCGGTGGGGAATGAATTGATTTTCCGGTGTTCGGGGCAATTTGCGACGGCGGAAGTGCGGCGCGTAGAATCGGACGGAAGTATGGAGTTTCTTCATAAAAAAGATGCGGGGAAGATTATTCAAGGCGAGTTTTCGTTGAAGAATCTTGGTTATTTTATCAAATGCACGAACCTGTGCAATCAAATCGAGATGTATCTGGATAATGATATGCCGCTGGTGGTGAAGTATTATGTTGCATCACTGGGGACGATTAAATTGTGCTTGTCGCCGTTGCCGAGTTCGTAATTATAAAATAAAATAAACATAATAAAACGCTATTGTTATTATGTGTAATTACGATGAATAAAACGATCTACACGACATATCATTCACGACTTCCACCGATTGTTTTGAAACGGTGGAAATATCTGAATCCAGATTACAATATCGATTTCAGTATGGATGTCGACTGTATCAAGTTTCTTGACTCGAAATTTAATAGAAATATTGCTGAATTGTTCGTATATATACAGCGCGGGATGTATAAGGCCGATCTATGGCGATTGTGTAAATTGTATATACATGGTGGCGTGTATGCGGATATTGATCTGGTCCCATTTGCACCGATCTCGAAGAATATCACAGAAGACGTGGTCACAACAGGACGAGGACCAAGATATTTCTACTCATGTCTCAGTCTAGGTAGTCCTAGTATATTTCAAGCGTTCATATATGAGTCTCAGGCGGAAAGTCCACTTTTGCTAGGATTTCTAGTATCATTTCTTGTGAATAAACCTTATACAAAGATAGATAATGGACCGACGACCGATATGTATAATTTGATATTGTATAATGTCAGCGCTGAAGCTACTGCCAATCATTCTACCGCACCTAAAAAACTTGAACCATATACATACTACTTTCTTCGGAAGATTCGTATCCCGATTCATGTTACTTCAATTGATGAAAATATTATTCCACTTCATTATTTCCCATCGAATGTCAAGTATACACTTTCCATTAGTCCAAATACACAGAATACATGGGTGATTGCGAATCAAAATAAATTTGAAATGAAGATAGTTAATCATTGTCTCATTGTGAATATTGTAGATGATACAGAGACGGCAGCAACCGACTACAATCATGAAAGTTTCGTCGTTGATATTTGTATTGATTTGCCGGATTATGCACCAGAAGTCATATATTTATTTCAGGAATGTATTCGTGAACCAGATCGAATTAGTACATGCTACATTGCCGATTGTAATGGCGCAAATATCATGGATTGTCGTGATCCGCATTATATTCGTGATCATGGATGGGTAAATCAATGAATGAAAACACCGTGAAAACACCGTGAAAATAAAATAATATGAACCTGTAATTTGGTTCGTATTATTTATTGCTTACTCATCGTCGCGCTACTGAGTTACCGCTAATTCGACGGCGAAGCGCGACGTAGTGAGTGAGCAACTAGTATTCTGGTGTATGTTTCTTAAACAAACACCCGTGTGCTGTAATTCCTTCCAGTTCGCGGATAATTCCAGCGTTTTGGAAATTACAATTCGCCATCCAGATTTTAATAATACAGAAATTCTTCTTGGGTGAAATGGTTATACCATTGACAATTGGAATCACATTCATATTGGTAGAAATTGTTTCGCCAACAGTAACATATGACAATTGCTTCCATGCGGTATTTACTTCTTTATTTGCAACCTTGTAAGAGAAGCAACCACCATTTCGGTTTTGCGGGTCTTCCCACATCGGAACAATACCAGACCGCATAAGAAACAACATACAGTTCATAACGAGTTTGGGTGGTAGAACTTCAAATATCGCGATTGCTTGTTCAGCCGTATCAAATTCGTAGATCTTCTTATAACTGGATGCAGCCCAGTTTGTATCATGAGGAAGATGCGCCCACAATGTCCAACGATGCGATAATTTATGAAATTGTTCGGCAGTTGCAGTAATTACACTTGTTGTAGACGCCATAAAAGTATCGTTGAATGAAATACGATGAAGAATGAATTTCCGTAAAAATGATGTGGATGGGATAATACACACCGTATATTATACAATCAATTTTTTTTTATACTCTTTATTGCGATTCGGTAATTGGGTCTTCAATTATTTCGAATTCCTGATCATTGACCTCTGCCGCATCCGCATCCGCATCCGCATCCGCATCCGCATCCGCATCCGCATCCGCATCAAAGTCGTCACTTGACTCACTATTACTATCAGAGCAGTCATAATAACTTGTCAGCGTAGCATCCATATCGTATACATGATTCTCATTTGATTCAATCACTGGACATCTTAATACTGAATCGACTTTTACAATGTAACGATCTCCAATAACGATAGAATGACTGTCATTTAAGGAATAGAGTTTGTCGTCGTCCTCGTTGAATATCGTCAAACTATACTTTGAAAATGGTTGTCCGATATAATTCGCAATATCCGCGCGCCCATATTCATTATACATTTTCCATTGTAAAAATTTCTTATCAAGAATCTCATTCTTCTCAACCAAGAAATCGTATGGTTTTTTAAGTGAAATGAAAAATGTTTCTGGCGTCGGTTCTTCATTGGCATCAGATGATGGAAGGCAAATCGTGAATTCAACTTGATTGGTCACTTGGTTCGATTTTCGATAAGAGCGATAATGCTCGGTATATAATGTATGTGTTCGTCCTGAAAAATCGCCACGATGAATACGTATATGACTATCATTATCTACCTTATGAATAATAAAGTCGTAAATGTCATTGTGTGTCTCTGTGAGTTCGGGTTTTTCGCCATGATTCTCAAGACGATACTGTTTGCATTGTCGATCGATCCATTTGCATATATTGTATTTGGCGCGGTCAATCCGATACACGGATTTCACATCACTTTTCTTATAAAAACACATAGATGATGCACTATAAATTTCACGACCATTTTTTACAACAGTATATGTGCTAAAGGTATACTGACCAAACATACGTAACGATGAATATACGACGTCAGTCAAAAATTCTTTGATTGCATGAACTGTATTGAAAATGCCCGATTGAATAAAATTCCATAATATCATGATTGGGTGAATATTTCCAGTGGAAATTATAATATATAATAAAGGAAAAAGTATATATGTAGAAAAAACCGCGAATGCGAATTGTGTATTGGACATATCGTATTGGTATTCATTGTTAGAAAATGTTGGCGGGGGAATATGAGTATGTTTGAAATTCGGTTTCATCTTGTTTTCGCAGTTATGTAAATAAGACATTGCAATCGTCGTCGTCGTCGTCGTATAAGGAGTCTATGTATATAACCTAATAATATCTTTTTATGTTGTTATTTACGGGGAGGCGGTGGCGTTTGTGGCGGTGGCGTTGGTTTCTCTTGAATACGTATATCTTTTTTTCCTGGATTGACTCCAAATACGTATAACAAAACACTGCTGATGTAAGTTAACATAATAATTGGGATGATTACAATAAACCATACGAACTTGGTATACCCATTCAGACACAATATATTCAATATTGCAGTGAATATAAACATGATGATAAATTTTAAAAGAGATGTTTCATACTGACCTTGAAATAAATCAATTGTAATTTGAACCATCGAGAAAGCTAAATAAAGAAGTGCTGGTGAACATATTTTTTCAAGCATGGAATGAATAAACCGAATAAAACGAATAAAAATATTATATATTACAACCAGAATATATTATATTTCGATCATGTAGTATTTATTTCTTTCCCTTGTTGAATACAGCAACGCCGTTCTTGAAATGACCAACTTCGTCGCCAACATCATCATCAACGCAAGCATAAATGATTCCGTTTACCGCGTCAGTAGTGAAATATGTCTTGCCTTTGATATTGACTTCTGACACTTCTATTTCGGCCTCTTCGGCCTCCGCCTCCGCGTCTTCATCGTCCTCCGCGTCCGCCTCCTTCGCGTCTTCCTCCGCCTTCGCGTCTTCCTCTGCCTCTTCCTCTTCTTCTTCGTCTTCCTCTTCCTCCGCTTCGGCGTCCTCGGCGTCCGCCTCCTTCGCGTCTTCCTCCGCTTCGGCGTCCGCCTCCTTCGCGTCTTCCTCCGCTTCGGCGTCCTCGGCGTCCGCTTCCTCTTCGGCGTCCTCGGCGTCCTCGGCGTCCGCTTCCTCCTCCTCTGCGTCCTCGGCGTCCTCGGCGTCCTCGGCGTCCGCATCCAGAAGTTCGTCTGGAGATACGATTACGTTTTCAGTTTTGTCAGCAGATGATGAATTGACCGACTGGTTATCGTCTGCGTCGTCGTCACCGTCTGCTGCTGCGTCATCGTTGTCGTCGTTTTCATGAATCTCTAACTTGACCGATTCTTCTTCTTCAGATTTCACGTCTGCTCCATTCTTTGCATTATTACTCCTCTCCAATGCATGAATATACCGATTCAGGTCGACAATCGCGGATTGTAGTTGTGCGATTTCATCTTCACGCGAATTTGTCGTAGACGCAGACGCGGATAGCGTTGCTTGAAGTGGCGCTGCGGTTGTCGTTGTTTCTTCTCCTCCTCTTCCGTTTTCAAGTTCGGTAATTCGTTGTTGCAGTTTGCGAACACAAGGCAATCCCATGATCGTATCGTGTGTCTCTTTATAAATTGTGTATTCTCCAATGACTCCGCTCAGTATATTCGTGATATGTTTTGTCATAACCTGCGAAACATCTTCAATCATTGGACGAATGTCAATTGTTATTCCTGCGCCGACGTTCGAAGATGACGACGACGACGACGGTGATTCAGATGTGTTTCCGGACATATGATGATGTTTAATTCTGGACTGTATTCTTTATATTGTAATGTATTTATTTCAATTTTCTTCAGTAGTTCGAATACTAATTCCCTCAATCGGAATTTTCACATATTATTATAAGGGATATAAAGTTCATTTATTGTATAAATCTAATACGAAAATACGAAAATACAAATATACGAATATACGAATGTCTACAGATAAAGAGTCCGAATCAGTCACCGCGTCATCTGCCCCAGTTCCATCGCCTGCAGTGGTAGACACCATGGTAAAAGTGATTATGGGTCAAACTGAAATGTCGCATGATGAAGTTGTAAGTGCTTTAGAACGTACCAATTACGATTTAAAACGCGTTATTCGCGAGTATATGGGCGGTGGTAGTAGCGGCGCCGCGAAAGAGTCACCATTGACATCTACGAATCAATTACGATTTTCAGAAATTCGTCAATTTATGGATACATCAGATCAAATGTACTACCGTCGCCAGGAGATGACGAAGATTTATAATCAAGTGCTCGAGAGAAAGAAGGCGGAGGCGGCGGCAGCAGCGTCAGTGTCAAAACTATAACCGATGAATGATGCATTCTAAATTACGTATATCCGAGAGATATTCTTTTGGTAGAAGTTTAACACCTGCATATTTGCTTGTAGCGCAGTTCATTTTAGAGAACAATACCGTTGTATTACAACGTTTGATCGGCGGATTTAGGTTTTGTTGCGCTACCAGTATTTCATTTGTCACCGGGTCATGTTTCCAAATCAATGCAACGTGTCCGTAAGGATAGTCTGGTTTTTTATACTTCCAGAATAATATACTGCCTGGTCGTAAATAATAGGACGCTGGTTGTGAGTATGGAAATGCGCATGTTTCTATTTTAACGGTTCTGTTGGGATTATTCACATGCGTAAATGCATCGATACGCTTAAAAAGATCACTGGCGTCTACGACATCAGGAAATGTTAATCCTTTATGCACAGAAAAGAAACGTCGGATGAGTTCTACGCATTGAAATTCCATACCATATTTGGTAGGATAGGTTCCGTTTTTCGTTTTTTTTATATACAACACGATATTTTTCTTCTCTTCTTCTTCGTCTATTTGTTTTGACATTTCACTATATTACTTATACGATATATTTTATTTATAGCGTATAATTCATTCATTCGAGTCATTCATTCAATCATTCATTGAGTGTCGCTTTGAACCACCATCGTCTTATATTTCTTCTTCATTTTCAGACTGTTCGCCGGAATAACCTTGCTATTTACCAGAAAATCGTTGTTATCTTCGTATAATTCTGGCAGAATATGCGTCAGCGGTTTATTCACGATGTGAATCATTTGAGGTCCTTTAAGTAATGTTCGGTATTCTTGGATCGTCAAATTACCATAGAACTTATCTAATAAATAGTGAGGGTTTGGTGCAGGTTTGAACCCTTTATTGTTGGGAACGCCATACAATAAATGAAGCAAATGAAGTCTTTCAAACTTGGTCGACGTATCGAGTGGTTCTTTCAGTAGTGATGCGACGGCGCATTGAGGCGAACAATAACATCCACTTACTTGAAATACGCCATTGACGATCATAATCGGTATATAATAAATGGGACCATCAAACTCGCATGCATCCCAAAAACATGCAGGTCGGTGATTCATTTTTGTTTGAATGGATTCGCCATTATGAAATGAATATTTTAATCGGTGAATCTTTTTCATTATCTCTTTTTGGTTACGGTCGTTCATCACTTGAATTGATGCGTCAGTTACAGTGTTCAACTTTTTAGGTTTTGTCGCCGGTTTTTCAGCACCATTTAATGTAAAGGTGGCATCCACACCGTCCATCACTGGATGGGTCGGCGGTTCATTGTTGTTGACGTTGTTTTCAATGTTCATCGGCAATGATGATGATGATGATGATGATGATGACGAATCGTGTGTTGCGTCATTCATTTCAAATGAGTCGCTTTCGTATTCATCTTGAATGTCGTTATTTTTTTGTGTAGATATGTCGCTTGGTTGAAGATACGTCGATTGCGCCATATATGATTCTACTTCACTTATTGCTGGTGTATATTCGTAACTTGATATAGAATCATTTGTTTTCAAGTCAGATACATGGCATTTCAAATGTAAAATAATATTTGGAACTTCGGTTGTATCATATAGACCACCTTTCGAATTTAAAATGAGACCGGCCTTGGGTTTTCGACCGCGTTTTTTATTGATTTGACCTTTATGGATCTGGTTTGGCGAAACAAGATCGGTCGATATATTGTCATTTGCGGATGTATGTCCAAATGAAGATGCACCTACCAGCGGATAATGGTTATGTTTCACGATATAATTGTGATCAGTCTGTTTTAGAATCACCATATTCGGAAATGTGGGTTCTGATATGGGCGAGTCGGGTTCGGGCGCGGGCGCGGGTTCAGGCGCGGGTTCGGGCGCATTTTTTCGTCGATTACCGGATTTTTTGGCAGGTGCAGGTTTATTTTTTTCAAGAACGGCAGGGGTGGCAGCAGTGGAAAAAGTCGGCATCACCAAGATAAGAAAAATAACATACATGACTCATCATTTTATATTTATACCCTTTTGATCGGTGATTTATTCGTAAAAGAACTTAAATAGATTTTGATTTGTTTTTATGACGCATGGTCAAAACACTCCCCCCTCGGCCTTGCAATGCGCTGCCTTCTGATAACATCCACGACACAATGGAACATAATTGGATGACCCAATGACGACTTGATCCACCTCGCGCGATGTTCGAAAACTAAACACACCCGGAGTTCCATCTCGACACAGACTACAAAGGGACTTCAGTTTGATAATGTGGTCACTAAATGGAACAAGTTGAAGGAGGTTTCCGATGGGTTTTCTCTCGAAATCACCGTCTAACCCGCAAATATAAACGCGCTTATTGCCAACCTCAACCAGTTGTTTCACTTGATCTTCAATATCCGGAAAGAATTGACCCTCATTGATGAGGATTGTTTCCACGCGGGCAATCATTTCTGAATTGTTTTGTATTGCATCGGATATCGTGGTCGCAAGAATACACGGAATCATCTGCTTGTCATGCGTTGAAAGCATCGGTTCACTCGTATAACGATCGTCGGCCGCGTAATTTATCACCGCGACTGGAATATTGCAAAACATGCACTTTTTATACACATCCAGTAAATAGGAGGTTTTTCCTGAAAACATAGAACCAAGAATCAGTTCTAAATAACCTTGTTGGGTTACCCTCGCGGACGATGCGGTCGGTATATCCATTCTTGTTTTCTTCTACTATAAATATACTAGTTTATATTATGGAATACGCAAAAAACCGTTTCAATTCTTTGTGTATCAAAAGATTTCAATATATAACGACATAAATATATTTCTATTTTCATATCACAATACGCGCGATTCCTCTCCAAATATGGTTTCGAATGAATCTATAATCAATACAACAACTTCTAAAAATGATTCGATGCCATGGGTCGAAAAATACCGTCCATCCTGCTTTGATGAAATTGTTCTCGATCCAATGAACCGGACAATTCTATCCAATATCTTAAAAACAAACTATTTTCCAAACCTGTTATTCTACGGTCCGCCTGGAACAGGTAAAACAACCACAATCATCAACCTTGTCAATGCATATCAGTCGAAACTCAATATGCGGAATCGCGGACTGATGATTCATTTAAACGCATCCGATGAACGCGGTATCGATATTATTCGTAACCAAATCAACAGTTTTGTAAGCACAAAATCCATGTTCGGCAATGGAATAAAATTTGTTATTTTGGATGAAGTCGATTACATGACAACCAACGCGCAAATTGCATTACGATATTTATTGACGAGTTATACAGACAATAATGTTCGGTTTTGTCTCATTTGTAATTATGTATCACGTATTGACGAATCACTTCAGACAGAGTTTGTCCGAATGCGATTCAACCAATTACCCGAATCCGATATTCTTGTATTCCTGCGTAAGATTCGAGACAATGAACAACTTAATCTCACGGATTCGAATCTCATTGCAATTCAGCGTCAATTTCACTCCGATATACGGAGTATGATTAACTATATTCAGACAAATCAAGAACATTTACAAGAATTACATGTCATCACAAACTCTGTATGGGAAAAACTCGTAGATTTATTTCGGGATCAGGCGTGCGATATTGACGCTATCACGGCTTATTTTCGAGAGATTGGAACACGATACTATATCGATCCGCGCACCATTATCAAACACTTCTTGTATTATATTGTTCGATACCGGAGCGCAGAAATGGTGTCTGTATCATTATTGAATACGATTGAACACATCATTCATTTGCATCATATTCGAAATGAGTATATTATTCATTATTTCATCTTGAAATTTCGCGCGTATTTTCTATCTACTGCGCCTCTTCCGGTCGTAGTAGCGTCGTTGACACCCACACCCGCTGTTAAACGGACTATTATGGTAAAAAAGACGAAAAAGTAATTGATAACACTGTAATATTTTAAATTGAATTATACTTATTCGTTTATACTGAACAACATGAACTGTTCGTATAAAATATACAACGATGTCGATAACACATTCTTCTTCTCTCGCTTCTTCGTCGGTTAGTGAACCGGAAATTGACGCGGAATGGATGAAATTCATGTCACGTATTACACGGCAACTCAACTGTGACACGGTTGATGATGATACTATCAGTGATGACGCGTCTGATACAACTCCTGATGTAAGTATGCATCATGGCGCGACTACACAAATACTTGCTTATTCTGGTGGTGGTGGTGGTGTTGGTGGTGGTGCTGGTGACCACAATAGTTCCAAACTTCAGATCAAACCCAAAAAATCATGTATATCCAAGAAAACACAGCGCAGATCGTATTCATTTATTGACAATTCTTCAATATCGACGACTACTGCTGGCGCCGACGTCTCGGTTGTAAGCAATATCCGCAAAAAATTCACCCCAATTTATATCTCAACCAAAACAAAGATCGCGTATTTGAATCAACCTGTCAACATTTATGATATTTTCTGGAAAATACCGGTGCAGCATTATTACGAACGAAAAGAAGGTGTCATCAAAAAACAAATAAAGTTTCAAACGACCGATCCATCTGTCGTAGCCTCTATTAAAGAGAAACTACAGCAACAACCAAGATGTTATGAGGAATACATCATTGAGCATATTGATAACCCAACTGGTCGTATTCCATACAAAGACCAAAGAAAGGTAAGTATTGGATTATGCAAAAAGGAACTAACTGGCGGTAATCATAAACAAAAACGCGCATTCTTCAACTGCTTTGTTGTTATATTACGTATCAATTCCGGGATTGCACCCCCGGATCAACGTGCACCAGAAGATGACATTCTATACAAAGAAATGCATGTCAAGGTATTCAACACAGGTAAACTAGAAATTCCTGGAATACAAGAAGACGCTACCCTTATTAAAGTGTTGCAACTTCTCGTGGTCGTATTACGCCCGTATTTAGGAGACGGGTTAGATTATCTTCGAGATCGTTGCGAAACCGCGCTTATCAATTCCAACTTCAATTGTGGTTTCTACATTGATCGCGACAAATTGTTCCACTTACTGAAATACCGGTATCGGATGAATTGTAATTACGACTCATGTTCATATCCCGGAATTCAAAGCAAGTTTTACTATATTCCGGATAAACAACCGGATGAACAGAATGGTCAACAACCCGTTTCGATGAGTGCGCCATATTATGAAATGTCATTTATGATTTTCAGAACGGGAAGTATCTTGATTGTAGGCAAATGTAATGAAGAGATTCTTCGCACAATTTATCGGTTTATATGCACAATACTCGAGAACGAATATTCGTCAATTCAAATGGGCGATATTCCTACGCCATCAGGTTCTTCTGATTTACTCCATGACGACGCGATCGTTCAACCAAAAGGGGTCAAAAATACGAGAAAAAAGAAGATCAATACGGTTGATATCCGTTTTTACAATGAATGAATGAATAAATGAATGAATGAATGAATGAATGAATGAATGAAGAATGAATGAATGAAAATACAGATATAACGCGAATTATTTAGGACAATCGTTGTCGTTCGTTCGTTCGTTCGTAAAGAATATAAAGATTTAAAAATTGTGTATTCTATATACCGTCTATTTTTAATTATGTCATCCAATCAAAATGGAGGTAACTCCGCAATGGTTGCATCATCCAGTGGTGACAATCAGCAACCGATTAGTCGAGTGCCAACCTATGCATGCTTTCAACACGCGACCAAAGTCGCAATTTTAGAAGATAAACCGATCATTTTTGATTACTGGACGAGTTCATTAGAAAAAACCTGCCTTATTGGAGTTCGCTCGAATAATGAAAAACTGCTCGTCAAGAGCGAAGATGAGTATACCAGTCCAATTGCGAAGATATTCAAGGTGGATACCGAGTATATTATTGTCACTGCAAACTCAATTTACATCGTCGCGGCTGATATCAGCACTAGAAGAATCAATTAACTCATCCTACTGCACTACTACGTGTTCGACCTTGTAATATTCTTATAATCGATGCATTATTATAAGAATATATAGAATCTATTTCACTCACACACATGTCATTCTCTATTATTTATTTAAGCGACTGCACTCCATTATATCGTGCATTAGGCGCACCTGATCGTATTACAAATGTTACCCCTTATCCTTTAAATGGCGCAGTTCGACTCGTTTGGGACTTGCCGCAAAATTCATCCGACGTCGTAATTGATTCTTATCTCATTCGATACAAATTATCCGGCGCGCCATTAAGTCAAACCATTGGTGAAATCTTTTCTTTCGTATCAAACGCAGTTATATCCAATCTTACGAATGGCGTTTCATACGATTTTTGGGTCGTCGCAAAAAACCGTTTTGGCGAAGGTCCGTATTCGCCTACTGTAAGTATTATTCCTGGCGCCACACCTTCATCATCACAGTTTATCCGACGCGCCTATCATTCTACAACTTCCGGTAATGGTATCGGGATTGATTCAACTACAACACAGAAAATCGGTATAGAATTTACACCTCCATTATTGAATAATGGCGCCACTCCACTTGTTTTTACTATAAAATATACACGAATTGGTGATATTGCAGGGTATGGCAGCGGCGGCGGCAGCAGCAGCAACGATATTTCATTTGTGATTACTGATAGTGTTCAGGAACGACAAATTCCGAGAGATGCATCCAATTCTCTCGCCATTCGAACCATCGGAGTAAAAAGCGACTATATACGAAAAGAAATTATACCGCCTTATTCTTCTATTGTTACAGGTAATTACAGATTTGAAGTATTCACAAACAATATTTATGGTATCTCGCAAGGTCCAGATATATCGTTTGTCATACCAATATACTCATTCAACGACGCAAACGCCACAGGGGCGTTGATCCCGCGCATTATAGCGCCATCATTTTCATCTTATTCTACTCCAGCAAACGCCGGTATTGTTAGTATCGTTCCATCTGACTCTTCTTTTCGGTTTCGATGGAAACAATATCGCGGCGCTGGAAATGGAAGCACCGGCGAAAATGCATACAATGGATGGGTGTATCGTATTCAATACACAGATGATAAAAATTATTGGTATTATCTTCCGTCTTCGTCATCAACACCCGAAACCGCGAAATATCCCGAATACACGGTTCCATATAACCGAACGAGTATCGGGTCTGATACCGATAGTTTCGAATATTTCATCGATATTAGTCGTAATGTAATCAATGGCGCACGATATTATGTCCGCTATTCTGTCGTAAATGCACTTGGCGACGCAAGCGAATACACACAAGTTACTGATACCAACTTATTGCTTGTATCCGTCGTGACAGGTAAACTGCCGCAACCACCACAGATTTTCAACGCGGCTGTTGACGATCGAATGGTCCGCCTTTACTTTGATTGGTATAAAGGTCCGCCAATAGATCAACAGGGAGGCGGTATACCATCCAGTGAATTAACCGGCGGTCCGCCTATATTAGATTATCGCATCGAGAGATATATCATAATACGCAATGGCAATTCAATTTCAATATCATCCACACCGAGTGAGGTATTCAATAATGTGATCGGACCCTATTATGAAGATAGAACAGATATACGAATCAATGGAACTGAATTCCTCTATAGAATTTATTCCCGAACATCCGTCGGGTTTTCCACACTTTTTAATAGTGTTACGGCAATTCCGTCTCGTAAAAGCGACATCGTTTACGGCGTATCTTCTGCAGTCAATACATCTCGCATCACTTTATCTTGGAATCCTCCTAGGATTATTGAATCGGGACTACCAATTGTTCAGTATTATATTGAATATCGGTTATTTACTTTCACAACAATTGATCAAATACCGAGAGGAAATATTATTGGGACATTTACGAATCCAACTACACTTACCAATACGATTCAAGATATGAATTCTATTTTGGTGAATGATGCATTATGGACCAGTTTAGATAATAATGACAATAATTATAATACGAGTGTAATTGCCAGTGTGTATACAAAAAGCGCGAATCTATTTTATACAATTACCGGGTTATTTAATAATCGCGCTTATTTATTTCGTGTTGCAGCAGTTACTCAAGATAAATCTCGCCGAAATTTAATCGGTTTACTGAAGGTAATCGGAAGTAATAGTCCATATTTATCGCGCCCAACTATCGTCGGTAAAGTGCCTGAACGCATTATTAATCCAGAATATACGATTGGTTCTGAAACTATCAACATAACATGGTCGGGAACAAATGTATCAAATACTGAATCCATCATACGTTTCATCGTCGACTATCGTGTTTTTGGTTCTAGCGCCGGATATTTAACGCAAACATTCGAGTATATAAATAGTTTAATATTCAATAATGACGTTGATACGGTTTTATTTTCAGTTACCGTCACTGGTCTAGAAACAAACGTGACTTCACGACCACTTACAAATACAGATAGTTATGAAATTATTGTTTACGCTGAAAATGCAGTCGGTTTTACAAATGCCGTCGATAGAATTATTCTGAATTCAAATAAACAATTTAACGACGTATACGAAAATTTGACAATTCCGCGTTTGGTTCGCCCTACATCTATACCATCACTCGTTGTAGAAGTGCGTGAGTAAATTTGTTTTTACAATATTACGAGTATGTATACATCTATGGGAACACTACAAGTGCCAGTGTTATCAAATTTTGTGGTAGAACCACGGGTATATGGATCGGCTCCATTTACTCTATCCAAACCGACTTCTACAAATACGAGTGCGCTTGCAACTTTTACGTTTACAACCGATACTTCTGGATCACAAATTATATCTATTAGCGGAGAAACAGTAACGATTCTAAAGGCCGGGAATGCGAATATTACAGCAACACAATCTGCAACACTCGGGTTTTCTTCAGCGTCAATCACAAGAATTTTTACTGTAAATATTGCAATACCCACATTGTCGAATTTTGTAATCCCGAATAAATCATTCGCAGATATTTCATTTATAATACCAAATCCGAGTTCAAATAGCGCGGGTCCATTTTCTTTTATTAGTTTATCTCCGACAATCGTAACCGTGAATGGAAATATTGCAAATGTAAAACGGGTTGGACGCGCTAGTATTAGAGCAACGCAGTTTTCATCTGGAAATTATGGAAGCACAAGCGTCGTTGCTGATTTTGACGTTCTTACAAGTATTGTCGGCGTAGGTGTTCAAAATCAAATCGATTTATCTTGGAATCGACCCAGCGAAAATGGCGCAACCATCAAAAACTATTTTTTTTATGTAGAAGAACGAAAAAGCGCAATAACGCCGGCTCCTTCTGTAAATACCATGATGGAAACGGTTCGTCCAACCGTATCGTCCTATTATTCTTATGCATTACCCGTTCCCTATTACGCCCCATTGTCATCCGTCGCCTTTTCAGGTGGAATCGATATTAATATTTCTAAAACGTTGTTCAACATAACGACATCTCTCACAGTTACTCAAAAAAATTATTTTGATCTTGGGTATTATGGCGAAATAGAGTTATCATGGACCTATCACAACGACCATCCTATATTAGAATTAACTCCAGGCGTGACAGCCTCGACAACAATGACTCTTTCATTATATAAGGAAGCCAGCACTAACACCGGCGATAATCGCATTGATTTTCTACGAAGTATTGAACGAATTTACGACTCGGAAGTAAATTGTCTAGGTCCTCGACCTCAAAATAATAATAAAACAATGACAGATATTTTTACAATAAATTTTGATACAGGTTTTGATTCTGGCGCAGGGACTGCAACCAGTGACCGATTATTGAAATACTTGAAACCAACAGATCTTATATCCGGTAGTGTGAAATTCACTGATTTGAGTTATTCATCCGTGACGTCAAGTGTCGATCTCTCATATAGTATTATTCTAAAAAGTATTCGTATTACACCGTTTCGACAAGCCATAACGAGAGATTTTACTTCCCTTGGTTTTGGTCGCGGGATTGCCGATACTGGAGTCGGGTTTACCGTTTCAACAGTTAATGCATTTGATCCGTTATCTTCGTCCGGGATATTGTATCATACACCCAAAATGACGAGATCAATGACCGATTTTAATGAAGCCAAATGGACGTTTTCGTGGAATTATGGCGCCAATATGGCAAAATTAATAACCGATATATCGTTTTTGCCTATTCCGATTCCTGCCGGCGCTACTGTTGTTGACATAAGTAATTTGCTTATTCCGGTTCAATTGCGTATTCGCGGATTCTCTCGACCCTATTCTAGCGTTTCTTCTAGTATATCGACTCAACAATATAATACAACGATCGTCTCCACTTTTCTCGAAAATACCAATAATATATTATATCATACACGATTGTTATTTGATGTTTCGTTGAATCTCTCGGCGTCTCATTCTGAAATCATCAACGGGACGATCGAATCAACTACATTTGACATTTCTGGTGCGTCTGGGTTTCCATTATTTTCAAGCGCGCTTGATACGTCACATACGCAAATGGTATTTCTTTTTCAACTTTCGATTTCCGATCCGAGTTACAATGCATATTTTCGGTCGATTTCTAATCCGAATGATGCATTTCGCGTAAAAATGTTGTCACAAACATTCACTCCTCGTCAAGAATACCGGTTTGGTGGTCCTGATCCTACTATTGCTTCATCTAATTCACTCACAAGTCTTACCAAAACTACGTATAATATATCGGATCCATACACAAATATACTACCCCTTTACCGTTTTTATAATTTGACAAATGGGGTTTTTTATTCGTATAAGATCGCATCAAATAGTCGCGCTGGAACGAGTCCATTTTCCGAATTATTAACTCGACGTTGCGGTTCAGTTCCGAATCAAATTGTAAATCGTATCGTAGATAATCAGAACACATTAACAGTTGAATCAGAAAGAACCTCAAATCAAGTAAATATTTACTGGGAAAAACCGGGGTTTTCTGGATACGAAATTACGCATTTCGTGATTCAAATTATAATCGATGAGAATGGTCGATGGTTGACCATATTAGATTATACGAAGGATTTATCTCATAATCAAATTACATTTGGGAGTTTTGACGACATTATTGTCCCGATTACGAATCAAACAGATACAATTTATAGTCGAGTTATTAATACATACAGAAATAAATTGACCGGAGTAGGTGGTTCACTTATTAATGGTGGCAAATATTACTTTCGTTTGGCAGGTGTCAATGAATTAGGTTATTCACTTTATTCGACTATATTATCTGGAATCGTATTTGCTCGTCCAAATAGTACAATTATTACGTTCGTGGATACTCTTGTTGGCGATAATTTAGTTTATATTACATGGAAAATACCAACAGATGATGCAGGTTCGCCAATATTAACGTATATCATCGATTACCAAGAAATCGGTGCTAACATAAAAAGACAATATAAAGAAAACCAAGATGTCCCTTCCGCCAACGAATTGAAAAATAGGTTTTTTACCGTTTATACTAAGATCAAAAATTATGATTCATTGACTGCTAGTGAAAAGGCGAATTTGGATATATCGCGCAATGAATTAACCAAATACATTATTCCGCCAACGCCGATTGTTATCAATGATTCTGATTATATTTTAAATGTAGCCAATACGAACCCTCCAAATAAAATTGTAAAATTGTCATTTTTCGAGAAGACATTTACATACATTAGTGATGAACTTAAACAGAATGTATTTGATATAGCAAATATTCAATTGAAATGGTATTATTTTGCCGATAACCTATGGCCGGATGATGCAACGACCGTCTCATTTAA